TTAATTTTAAGTCAACTTATACTAACTATGTAAAAAATGGAACACTTCCAGAGGGTTATAAAGGAAGCTTAAAAGATATTAAAATAAAAACAGAACAGGAAAATCAAGATAGTGATATTTCAGAATTACTCTTTGAGTTAATTGACAAGGGGGTTATTTAATATGATTAATTGGTTTGAAAAGATAAAAAGATATTATGATAAAGAATTATGGACTAATGAACAAGTAAAAGTTGCAGTAGAAAGAAATAAATTGTCAGAAGAAGAATATAAAGAAATAACAAAAGAAACTTATACTATTTCTTAAAGGATGATTATTATGAATAAAATTATTACAATTGATCCAGGTCACGGAGGTAAAGATCCAGGAGCCATAGATCCCAAAGAAAAAGAAATGGATGATGGAATATATGTAGATAATATATATATTGAAGAAAGTCAATTAGTATTGAAAGCATCCAATCTACTAAACAGTATACTAAAAAGAAAAACTAATTACAAAACAATACTAACTAGAAATTCAGATAAATATATTAAACTATCTGAAAGGTGTTATAAAGCTAATAAGAATAAATCAGATCTCTTTGTTTCTATTCATGCTAATTCATTCTATAAAAATAATGCTAAAGGAACAGAAACACTTTACTATCCAACTAGCATTAATGGAAAAAAACTAGCAGGATTAGTCCAAAAGTCTATGATATCTGATTTAAAAGATACTACTGACAGAGGAATAAAAAAAAGAGATGACTTATTTGTATTAAAATATACTAAAATGCCAGCTGTACTAGTTGAGTTAGGTTTCATATCTAATCCTGAAGAAGAAAGATTATTAAATGATGATCTATATCTAACTCTAATGATGAATAGTGTAGCTGACGGAATAATAAAATATCTAAGTAAAAGTGATTACTATGAGAGAAAATACTAATAAAAATAAGCTTCAAACAGGTGACATAATATTATTCTATCCAACAGGATTAATATCCAGTATGATAGCTGAATTGACTAACTCTAAATATAGCCATACTGGAATATATTATGGAAAGTTACATGGAAAACATCTTTTCTTTGATATAGATTGGACTAATAGTAAGTTTACTCTCTATGAGAATATTGAAAGAAATTTTGATGTATTTAGATATAAAGATGAATTAAACAGGACTCAGAAAGCTAATATACAAGCTTCTATGGTAAAGGGATTAAATAAGAGTTATGATTATGATCAGTTATTTACTTCGGGACTAAAAGTAATATTTGGATTAGAATTAATAACTAATAATCCTAATAAATATCTTTGTTCTGAATTAGTAGATTTATTATATTACGATATTAATATAGATCTTAATGTAAATGTAATGAAAGGCAATACAACTCCAGAAAACTTAGCAGAAACAATTAAAACTAAATATATATGTAATAAGAGTCAATTAATACTATAAAAGAATAAAATGACACTATAGCTTTAATTAGCTATAGTGTCTTTATTTTTAAATTTAAAGTGTATCTCCTTCAGCTCCCTGAATTGTATGTGGATTAGGTGCTTCTGGCCCACCTTCAGGATCATAATTGTCCATGCCTTGGAAATCATATACTTTATCCATGTGTTCAGCAGCAAATTCATAAATCTTAGGAGATGTATGGAAGTTTCCTGCAAAGGTCTGCTCAATTTGAGTTGTGTCATGAGTACCCTCATCAAAGTTATAATGATCTAATGGATAAATAGTTGGCATAACTTGAGTCCAATATGAAGCAAACTCAATATTCTGTCCATTTTCAAAATTATTAGCATCAGGTCTGGTAACTACGTAAAGTAATTCACCAGTGTGATTATTCTGATTGTAATCTAAGTCATACTTTTTAGGATAAACAGCAATACCTGTTTCTGGATCTCTTACCATTCCTACCCAGTTCTGATAATATCTAGTGATTGGAGAACCACTAAATTCCTGGTGAGAAAGAGTAAACTCTGTGTTTGCTTTAGAAATAGACTGTGCATGAGACTTTTCATTTCCAGCAAAACCGTGAGTGGTTGTACCAGTTTCTAAAGTAATACTACTTAATCCACCCAATGATTTAAAGTTCTTTTGGGTTAAATTTTTAAAGTGTTCTGTACCAGCACTTTCAAAGATACCTCCATTTTCAGCATCTCCGAGCCAGTTAGGAACTTTAGTCCAGATTATAAAAGCGTATCCAGATAAGTATGGATCATAATTCATATTATTATAGTTAAAATGTCCTGTGAAAAAGTTTCCATTACCAGCTTGATTGGCAATGTTACTTGGATTAGCTCTACCCATAAATTATTCATTCCTTTCTTTTCAATGTTATATATTTTCGTTAAAAGGAAAAAGCGAGGATCTCTCCCCACTTTTCCTATTATATATTTAATTTATTGTTATAGTCATTAATTTTACTGATCTACTACGAAGTTGATAACAAATCTCTCTGCTAATCTACTGAACTGAACTACAATCTTAACTTTAGCTTTCTTCTGATTTCTATCATATTCAGAAGCATAAACAGTAGGATTAACTGTACGACAAGCACCATTACTAACCCACTTACTGAGTTCGTTATTAAGCTCACTCTGTAAAGCAGGAATCAATTCATCAAAGAACTCAAATTGATATTTATCTGCAATAGCTTTTGCTTTTCTCTGCATTTTTAATAGAACTCTAACATTATTGATATTAGAAAGAGCACTATTCTGAGTCTGAGCAGTCAGCTGAGAATTAAATCTAGTCTGAACTGTATCTTTCTCAATATAGTTAACTTGACGCTTGTAAAGTCTTTCTTTTTCAGTTTCATTAGGAATCCAACTAATAGATTCAAATCCACTGATTCCACCACGTTTTGGACCAACGAATGGATACTGAACTCCAAAGGAGTCATCATGAGTAGGAATCTTACTTGCTAAGAAGTAAGGAGAAGTAACTCTAATATCTCTACCTGTATACTCATCATAAACAGTCAAGTCCTGAGTAAAGATTGATGCAAAGAATGTATCTGCCATCAATTTATTCTCTCTATAATCAATTGCTTGTTCAACGTTAGCTGTGAATCCTGTATCTAAGATAGCAGGGAAGTCACGTCTAATTTGAGATACTAGATCTACAATAGCGTCCTTAACGTTCTTATCATAGTTAGCATCAATAACAAGGTCAATTGGGAATAACTTTTCATTAGTAAGATCTGGATCGATCATGCCGGTATAAGCTTTGATTAATAGATCTTTAGTAGTCTGAGTTTTTAGTGAAGAATCATCTGTAGAGAGATCTCCATCTTTTCCACCATTCAAGAACAGGCTAGTATCGAAACTATCTAGTCTAATTCTGTAAGTGTTCTGACGAGCTTTTGCAACGTCATTCTCAGCTTCACTAATATAAGTTTTAGAGTTATCAACAGTAGCACTTGTGGAATCTACTACAGCTATAACAGTATTAGCTTCTGAAACAGTAGTATCTAACTGATCCATTAAGTCAAGAGAACCTTCGACTTCATGCTCAACCATTACGTTAGTAATAGCAGTGCTGAGGTCTTCAACTAATCCTTCAACTAAAGTATTCTTAAGCTCGTTATAAGCTTCTTTTCTACCTCCTGCACCATCCATAGGAAGTAATTCATCAGTAGCTGTGTTAAGAGCAGTTAAGAAAGAATCATACTTATTCTCAAGAGCATCTAACTCAACTATTTCAACTGATCTACTCCACTCTACATTATTAGTAACAGTTACATCTTCTTCTACGAAGTCTACAGTGTCACTAGTAACAGAAACTACTTCAAATTCTCTAGCTTCAGCAATAGTAAATCCTTCACCACTATCATTAACTTCTACTAGATAATCTGTTGTTCCTTCAGTAGGATTTCTAAGGTCTGTAGCTAATTGATCTACAGCAGTACTTAGGTCACTAACTCCAGTTACTGTATAAGTTTCTTCGCTTCCAGCAGCGTCAGAAAGAAGAGTAATAGTTACAGTATCTTCTGAAGCAACACTCATAGCACTATCAAAAACTATGTCGTGTGCAGCGTGACTAGTAACTTCTTCATTCTCTGTTCTAACAAAATCCAGGACATCAGAAAAATCAAGAGCAAGACTCTCAACTTCCTCTAAGTAACTATCCATCATTGATTCGTCAGTTGGTAGAGAATCTAAATCAATATTACCAAGAATATCTTTATTATAAAGTTCTTTAATAGAAGCAAGATCTAATTCTTCTACTTTATAAACTAAGTTCTCAAGAGCAACTTGTAAACCAAGTAATTCTGGAGTAGTTCCAACTCCTGCTTGAGCATAGTTAACTAACTCTCTAATCTTAGTAGCAACATCTTCAACTTCTGATTTTAACAGTGCTAATAAGGAAACTCCATTTTCATCTTCAAGAACTAAATCTATAGGAGATCCATCTACTACTGATTGATCGTATTCTTCAATCTTAGTTTCGATCTGATCTAATACAGTAAATGCTTCATCTTGAAGAGTAGAAATTTCTGTCTCATAAGGAGTCAGATCATACTTATCATTAATAATATCTGAAAGAGCAGACTTCATTGAATCAATCTTATCTTTAGTTTGCTCATAAATATTTTTACGAACAGTATTATCAATATCAACAATTCCTTGCTGAATTGTATTAGTCATTTCTGGGATATTAACTCTAGAAGTAGGTTCTCCAGCACTATCATATTCAGTTACGTACATATAGATAGATTCAGTAGCACCAGTTTCACTAGAACTAAATGTATCTCCAGAGTCACTTTCTTGGAAAGTCAAAAGATCTAATCTTTGAGGGTGTACTTCAGGGTTAATAGTTTCTCCTAAAACATCAAAGTTATCTTCATTGAACATAACTCCATAATAATCAGAGTTCTTTTCAACTACAGATTCAATGAACATTGATTCACCTGAAACACTCACTGCGTCAGGACTGAATGAAACAACATATGGTCCTTCTACTACTTCAATTGCTCCACTATCAGTTTCTTGAATCACCTCAAAATCATATAATTTAAAGTCATAAGTTCCGTCATATGATTCATTTCTAGACAGTCTGATTCCCATGTTATTATAGTATTCACCTCTACCAATAGGGTAAATAGCAAATAACTGGTTGTTTTCATAACTATCTAAAGTATTAGGAAGGTTTCTAGTCAACTCATTTTGCAGAGCTGCTTCTGATGTATTATTAACATCAGTATAACCTACTACAGGACGAACCTGTACATCATCAACAGTAACCATATTTCCGTCACTATCTTTAACTGACTTACTTTCCACTTTAGTCTGAACGTTAAAAATTATATTTGAGTAACCAGAGTTTTCTGGCATTACTCTAAGTGCGTAAATGTCGCCACCTGATTGTAACCATTCTAAGGCATTATAACCTGCCTGTCCATGCTTAGCCCAATTAGGTTCACCATAAAAAAAAGTAAACTCAGTCGGTGAAGTTACTAATTGTAGTTTATTATCTTTGCCTTTATCGGATGTGAAAGCAACGAGTAACTTATTTGTTCCTTCACTGGATACAAAGGTAGCCGAATTGTCAATTATATTACTTGAAACGTTTGGGTGTAAATATTCAGCCATTATTTTTTCCTCCAATTCTTTTTTATAATTTAATTTAGTCTAATTTAATAACAGTATAATTTAATTAAATGTTTTTTAGAAAAAACAAAAACCCATGATTTTTTATATAATAATTAATTATAAAGCAATTCTAATATTATAATTAATTAATATTTAATAATAATTAATATTTCATTACTTTTTCTATAGAAGATTCTTTTTCATCTTCATTGTTCCTTGATCTTTTTACAGAATTAATTAGTGATTGGTTCATATCTTCAAAAGTAATATCACTGAAGGTAGATTCTAATGAAGGTACTTGTTTAATATTTACAAGTTTATAATCATTTTCTCCAGCTTCACCTTTCCCTATTACTTCTCTGAACTGCTTAGTTAAATCCTCTTTATTTCTAGCGAGTACAGATACTATAGTTTCTAATACTAAAGAAGGTACACCAAGACTAGTACCAGAGAATTCTAATAGTTTTAAGTATATTTTTATAATCTCACTATAATCTGTGGTGTTAGGTATTCTTCCTTTATGAAGAACATCTATAAATTCATTGATTCCTGTGTCACTAAGTTGATTGTTTTTCATAAAAATATCATCTTTTCCAAGTTCATAAACTCTATATTTCTCAGGGTTCTCATTTCTAGCTAATGAATATTCTCCATCATAATAATTACTAAAATTGAATTGCATTTTATATGGAAGTTTCATTGTATGCTGATTTCCTCTTTTATCACTTTCATTTTTATATTCTTTAAAAATGAAAATACCAGTAGTTTCAATAAACTTCCCCCTCTCGACAGCTATCTCTTTTTGAAAGTATTCTTTAGGAATAAATATTCTTATCTTATAGCCATCGAAAATATATTGATTGTCTTTCTTCTTTAAAAAGGGATACTTTGCCATAATTAATCATCACCTACCTTATTTAATTTGTTAATAAAAAGGAGGAAGAAAGCAATTAAGCTTTCTTCCCTATAATTATTTAGTCATAATGGTTACTACTTCTTTAATATTACCGTAATAATCATCTAATTCTTTATCGTTTAGTTCATTTAAATCATAGATATAATTAATAGCTTCTGTTATAAACACTCCGTATTCATCTAACGAATTTCTATTAATAAATTTATAGAATTCCCATAAGAAATATTTAATATCAGTATTAGTAATTCTATCTTCATTATATTCTTTTAGATTATGTTTTAGTTTATTAATGTGTCTAAATATTAATCCTGATGATTTTCCTAACTTTTCTTCAGCTATTTTGTATTCTTTATTAATGTCTTTTGATAAATTATTCTTAGGTTTCTTATATCTTATAATATTTTCTTTAATAGGAGTTAAAGTCTTCTTAAAGTCCATCTTTTCCAATACTCTGTTGGCATATTCTTTTTCAGCTTCATTTCCATTTTCTTTCATGTCCTTAATTTTATTTGTGAATTCTTTTTTAATATCATTTAAACTAATTTCTTCTTTAATATTATCTAACTCTTCTTTTAAACTTTCATTAGTTTCTTTCATTTCCTCTTCTAACTCTTCAATAGATTTCTCTCGTTCTTCCTTAACTAAATCTTCACTACTCATTATTATTTCCCCCTAGATTATTATTATAATTTATTCTGATGTTTCTTTATTATTAAAATAATTTATTAACTTATTACTAACTATAGAATTTATTTCAAATAGAACATCTTCATTGTTAAGTGGCTTGAAAAAACTTTCTGTAAAATTAGCATTAATAGTAGTCATAGGTCTCTCACCTTCAAAAAATAGATTATTAATAGTATAATTTAAGTATTCGTACTTTTTACTTTCAATTATAGTTTCTAATATAAAGTTACCATCTGATATTTGCTCTATAAGAATATTAATAATTTCTTCTATATTACTAACTATAATCACATCATCATATTCCTCTAATATCTTTCTTAATGAAGAAACTGTGAGATCTTTTTTATCAACTTTTTTCCTGAACATTTCTGTTAGTTCTTTCTTATTATTAAGTATATAATTGATAAAGAAATCAATAATCTTTTCTTTATAATTAATAATAAAAAAAGAATACACATTATTTACCATAGAAAAATAATTATCGTTGATCATTTCTCCTACTTGTAAATCTAGATAAAAGTCAAATTGTTCCTCTAAATTAAATACTGCCTCTTGGTAAACTTCTATTTTATTCTCCTGTAGTTTATTAAGCATTTCTTGATTCTCTCTATACTGATTTTTAAGAATATTATATTTTTCATTAAACATCTTCAAATAATTAATAGGACTACCAATATTAATATTTAAATCTTGAATTTGTTCTTTTATATTATTTTTTAATATATCTGTAGATAATAGATTAATTACTTCATAATCCTGTAAAAAGCTATCAGTTTTATTAAACTCCATTCTTTATCCTCTCCTATATTATAATTTTTATTTATTTGTTACATTAAGTTTAATAAAATAAAAAAGAGATAAACCTAAGTTGGTTTATCTCAATTTATATTAATTATACTTATTAAGTTCTATTATTTTATTCAATTTTTGATTTTTTCTAGATACTTGTTTATTCATTTCTTGATCTATTAAATCTTCTGATGTTTTAAATTGTCCGTCATAGTTAACTTTATCTTTTCTACTAGTATTCATTACTTGATTTAAAGCATTCTTTCTATTTTTCTTATACTCTTCTAATCCTTCTTTAGAATTCTTACCTTTTCCACCGGTAAATATCTGGAAATGATTTAGATTCTCACCATAGGCTAAAGCATATCTAACCATTAAATAAGAGAATAAATTATCATCATGTTCACCAGATCTGTGTTCTATCTTTCCTCTTCTTCCTCTTTCTAATGATTTAACATTTTCAAATACTTTTTCACTAGTAATACTTTCAGGACACTCAAGTACTATATTTCTAAGAATTTCATTAATCATTTTCGGTCTAGATTTTTTATCAGTATTAATTCCATAAACCATTTTCTTAGTTTTCTTTTTCTTAATGAAACCATCTTTAGTTTTCTTCTCTGCTTTTCTTCTCTTTATTTCCCAATATATTTTATCAGCTATATCAGTCTTTAATAAATTATCAATTACACTAATCGTTATCTTCATATAAGTTCATTACACTTATATCGTTCTTTAGAACTGCTATATATTTCTATATAGACGAGACTATATCTTTATCCGCATGGGATACCTCTTGTTTCCATTCATTTGAATGTACTCTACTTATTATATGTTTATAATATAATTTTCGATAGTCGTTGAACTTCATAATATTCATTATAAAGCTGCTGATTGTCCATTGTAACATCTCTATGACTTAAATATAAAGCTTTAGGAGTTCCCAGCAATTAAAGAGGTTTTTATATAATATTACTATTATAAAGGGCGTTAATCTCACCCGCATTATTACGTTCAATAAAGAGAACAGCATTAGTAAAATATTTAGTTACTAAATTATAAAGAAGATTAGTTAACTCAGCAGTATCTATTGAATTATTTCTAAATTCTGCCCATATTTCATTAGGATGATCTGGATGAACTATTGATATGGCAGTATTATCAGCTTCTAATCCAGCTGCAACATCAACTCCGATTAACCATCTAATATCAATATTATCTTCATCAAATTCTTTTAGTATATCGATATTATAATAATCAACTATTAATGAACCAACTGGTTTTATTGTATATTTACTAATATCTTCTAACTGATCCTCATCAAATATAGAATTATTACTAGCAAGAGTCCATTCAAGTTCAATCTCTCTTTTAATCTTAAGCCGATCATGGTTAAGGTTTCTACATTGTTTCTCATACCATTCTTCATCTCTACCTAATTCCGTATAAGAAAACTCTATAAAAATAAAATCATTATCTGAGTTGTTTTTAATAAATTTATTTAGTTTAGGTATCTTCCAATCATAAAATTTTTCTTGAAAGTCACAAGCCATATTTATCATCTTTTTACAGAAGGCACCCTCTGGTACATCAATATTATTCATTTATCTTTATATAAAATCGTTAATTTTATAAACTATATATTTCTATATAGATGAGACTATATCACTATCCATAAGGATATTTCTCTTTTCCATTATACAATTATAATGTACTTTATAGTCGTTGAACATTCTTATTGAAAATCAATAAGATTTGCTGCTTATTGTCCATTTTAAAGGACTTTCAAGCAATTAAAGAAAGTTCTATATAATATTACTATTATACAGCCCTAATAATATAAGGAGTTGTTGTGATTAATTTTGAGTAAGGTGTATTATTTTTCTTTGCTTCTTCTGATGCTTGACTCCATGCCAAATATCTTTATATAGATTCATTAAATCTATATTATAAACTATATATTTCTATATAGATGAGACTATATCTTCAGATTAAAATCTGTTTCCTATTTCCATTAGATTTCTAATGTAATTTAGTCGTTGAACGGTTTTATTATAAATATAATAAAAATCGCTGCTTATTATCCATTTTAAAGGACTTTCAAGCAATTAAGGAAATTCCTATACTTTTATAAAAGTATTCACCCACATAATTTAGGTGCTGCGGAGTCATATATTATCTTATTATAATTGAGAAATGCAAACTCATCAAACCATAAAAGTGGATTAGTCAAACCACGTCCTAATTTATCAGCAGCTTCAGTAGTTCTAGCAGATGGTAAGGCTTCTATTCTATTCTTAGTACTAGCTGAATAAAGTTCAGTAACATTATCCTTATCATTATTATGCTGAGGTATTAACCAACTAGGGAGTATTTCAACTATATCTCCAAATCTTTTAATATTAAGCTTAGAGTCACCTAATTTTTTATTACCAAAGGAAATTTCTGAGTTTTCTGTTCCATAGTAGAATATCCATATATAATTAACTATAGTTGATATAGTCTTAAAGTTCTGACGAGGAAGTACTAAAAATGTATTAAGATTCATAAACATTGCCCATGATAATGCTAAGTTTCCTCTTTGTAATCTATATTTAACTTCTCCACCAGGCACGGGAACTTTAGCTATCTCTCTTAAAAAGTACCATGGATTCTTAGTTATTTCATTAATTATTTTTCCTCTAGTAACTTCATCAAAGTCATTAACTTCTAATGTTTCTGGATTGTATATCTCTATATCTTTAAGATCTTCATCATATAATTTAAGAAAAAATTTATTATTTTCTATACCTAAATTTTTCAATTCTTTATACATTTTTACAAATGAAAGATTACTAGTATTATCATGTATTACATAATCTTGTCCCATATTATAATTATTTCCCCCTTTCTATATCTATATTAAATATTATCCCATTCTTTCTTTAACTTCATCTATTTGAGATTGAATTAATTCTTCTTCAGCTTTAGAAGTTGCTTTTGCTTTTTCTTCTTCTAAAACTTCTACAATTCTTTCTTGTCTTCTAGTTAAATTATCTTTTAACCATGTAAATAAATTAACCATTTTAGTTTTATTAAGTTCAGCGTCCAATGGTTTTCTGTCAGTTGGATTTTTCTCATAATATCCTTTTAATTTATCAAATACACTTAATAATTCTGGACCGTATCCATATTTTACTGATAATGAATCAGCGTTATATTCTCCTTCAAGATAAACATCATTATCAATATTAGAACTAATCATTAGTAAAAGTAATCCAATTGCAATACCAACTACACTAATCATAGCTGCTAAACTCATAAGATTAATAACTACTGTACTAAACCATTTCATAAATAATAAAGGAGTAAATTCTAATGGAAAAACTTTATGACCAATTTCATGTAATAATACTGCTGTAAGTTCTTCTGGTTTAGCATCTATATATCTTTCTTTTCTATTACCAAAAAGATTTCTGTCTAAAATAATTATTACATCTTTAAATCTATCAAACTTATATTTACCATCTGTTTTTTCAATATTATAAGCTATTCCATGCAGTTCTTCTTTAGATGGAAAAACTTTAGCTCCATAGATTGCTTTCATATCTTTATCCGGATGAGTCATTTCTATATGGGTTTCTATATTAAATTCTTTATTAAGTAATTTCTCTAATTCTTTAAGATTTCTATCAATACTTTTGCCATCTAAAATATTCTTAAAAACTTCATTAATTTTATCTATATTCTTAGATTTTATTAAATCTTCTTTTAATACATCTTCTAATATGAACATTCATTATACATCCCTTTCGTATATAAAAAATAATTTCCCCTTCCGAGTTAACGGAAAGGGAAATTTAATTTATATTAATTTATATTATAAACTATTTGTTAAGCAGATCTTGTACTACCATCATGGTTCAAGATAGTAACTTTACCACAAATAGGCTTTAACTCTTCAACAGTATGACGCTTAGTCATCATAATGTTAGGTACAAGAGTTTGCTGTGGGTTATTATAAGTTCCCTTTTCAACAGTGAATGTGTAAGGATAGTACTTATAAGTCATTTGCTGAGGAGTCTTAGGAATGAACATCATTCTTAAGCTTCCCTGATCGATTTCATTAGAAGATACAATGCGGTATTTGTTACTACCAGCATAAGCACCTAAATTGAAATCTACGTCTACTCCACCACGTTCTCCTTCTAAGTTCTGGAAAGTCCAGCTTACGTTATTGATAAGAGAAGTATCAATTGGGTTACCAAAGATAACAAATTCTCCTTGATAGAAGTTCCAATCTCTCTTCATTTTGTTAGCCATGTAATCAATAACTAACTTAAGTTCTTCTCTCCAGTCTTTTGGTCCATGACTGTATCCAGAAGGTGGTAATACATCAAATTCTGCTTGATAAGCAGAACCACTATTAACAGTTCTTTGGAAAGATGCATCAAAGAAGTCAATTAATTCGTGCTCAAGCTTCATACCAACAGTTTTACTCATAAGATCTACAACTGTGGAAGCTCCATCAATATTATATAGAGCCATTGTATCTTGAAGAAACTCTACAGGAATAGGAGCATTAATGTGAGCACCAGTTCCAATAGTTACATCTTTACGTTTAATATCAAAACTAACACTTTCTTGCTTGGAGTTATTAGTACTTTCTAGATATCCATCTACTTCGATCTCAGTAATAAGTCCTTTAAGACTATTAGCATTTAACATACCAGAAGCAAGATCAATATTTAAGAATAATTTATCTTCATGAACAGTACCTTCACTATCTTCAGCTTCTACAGCTACAAACATATTGCTTGTGCTACCAGGATCTAAAGATCTGTCTAATTCTACTACAACATCTTCAGTAGTACTTCCATCAGTAAGAGTAACTTCCATAGTTGCGTTAGCTAATTGGAAATCAGGATCTACTCCATCACCCAACAGTGTACTAGCAGAACTTTCAGCAAGAATATCATAATCTTCTACAGGTACAGTTAAAGCACCTAACTCTAAAGAAGTCTTTTCAGCAAGATTATTATTTTCTCTAAGTGACTTTGGAAGTTCTTTCTTATTTCCATTTTCGTCAACAATGTATGGTTCCATGTAAGGAACAGTAAACTTAGGCTTTTTAACAGCTTCTGTTGGATAAACATGCTTCATAGCAACTCTTGACCACATTTTTCTAACAGTAGGCATAGCAATAGAAGCTACAGGCTGAATTCCACCTACAGTGCTCTCAGAAAGGATCTGAGTTCTAGCGTTTTCTAGGATTTGAGCAGTCTGAACTGCTTCATCAGAATTAAGTCCTTCTGTCAGCTTATTAACATACTCGTCAAAAAGTGACTGTTCAGAAATAATTTCTTTGAAACCCTCACCCATCATTTGAATTCTTTTATTTGCAAAATATTCAGATGCTTCTTTTAACATCTGAGTAAATCCGTCATTAACGTTGTTGTCCATTTGAACATCATTATATTCTATCATTATTTATTCTCCTTTTCTTTATAAAATTTAGTTTAATTTAATATAATATAATAGTAAGGTAATTTAATTTATTATTTTTTTGTTATTTAAAATCATATTAATTCTTATTACATTAATATACATATAGTTAGTATATTTAATTAATAAAGAAATTAATAATACACCAAAATTAAATAGAAAAATAATAATATTCTTATTACTTTTCTTTATCCTTTTTAGATTTTTTCTTTTTATCGTCCATTTCTTCATCTTCGTGATATAAAAATTCATCAATTAATTCTGCACTTTTCATTATACTGACTTTAACATATAAGAAAATTGTTAATAATCTCTTATATTCAAAAGACTGAAAGCTGTTAGTTAAAACAAAATTTATTTTCTCAATATTATCATCTAAAGTTTTCTTTATAACTTTATATACGTCAATTTCTGTATCTTTATAATCAGAAATTTTAGTACTATTAATAATATTATATAAATCTTCTGCTTTACTTAATAATGAAGAAAATTGTTTAAATAACTTATATTTCTTTAAATCTTCATCATCTAAATCTTGAACATCTTGCTCTTCAGCATTATTTAAAGCATCATCTGAAGTAGATGTTTCTTCATCTTCTTCATCACTTCCAAAGCCATCTTCTGTTTCGTCATCCATTCCTTCATCATCTACTGGTTCTTCTTCAGTAGTTTCGTCATCAGTAGAATCTTCTTCAGTATCATCTATATCTTCTTCATCTTCAGGTGCTTCATTCAATTTATGTTCAACTTCTTCAAGAAACATTCAATATTCCTCCTTCATATATAACAATTTAATAAATTATTTAATTGTTTAATAAAAGATCATAATAGAAAGGAATGATAATAGATGTCAGAAACAACTATTGGATATGTTATTTCTGAAGCTCAATCCGAACCTAGTAAACCTGAGATAGTTAGTTCCGATCATAAATCATTGATCATAAAAGCTAACCTCCAGGGAGCTAATGAAGTTAATAGAAATAACCGTAGATATGGAAAAAGTGTTCTAGAAAAAGCAATCAATACTCCTTACATTCAAGAACGCTTAGAAAGTAAGACCTTATATGGAGAAGCTGGTGGGTACGCCCTTTAAGGTAGAAATACTTTATCGAATTCTTTCTAATTGCTAGAAGTTCCTAATTAACTTTAGGATAATTAGCAGTGAATCTTATTATATAATCTTTAATAATAAGAACATTCAACGACTAATAGTATACTACAAATGTAGTAGAAAAGGAAGATATCCCATGTGGATAAAGATATAGTCTAGCCTATATAGTAATATATAGATTTAAACTTAATGAGTTTATATTAATAACACGCATCCAAGTGAACCAGATATTAGAAGACAATTATCTTACGATCATGAAAAGATTTCACATATTATTAATGAATATTTTTGGGAGGGAAATCATCTTAAAGGTTATGTAGAAGCAGCATGGACTCCTTTAGGAGAAGCCTTCGCAGGATTAATTAAACAGGGAAGTAAAGTAGCTTTCTCAATGAGAGGAACAGGAAATATTTCTGAAGATTCAAATACTGGAATTGTAGAGGTTAAAAGTCCTTTAAAATTATTCACTCACGATTGGGTTAATTTTATTATAGAAGGAATATAAAGCTCAATTAAAACTTCTTTAATTGCTTAGAACTCCTTTTTGGACAATAAGCAGCGATTCTTATTATATTCTAGTAATAAGAACGTTCAACGACTAAAAGTATATTGGAAGTCCAATAGAAATAAGAAGTGCATATAAATATTGTATGTAAAGATATAGTCTGATCTCTATAGAAATATAGAGTAATATAAAAGTAACGATTTATAATAACACAAATGGGTACATCCTTCTCATAAAAACGCTTATATGGAAGAAGTAATTCAAGAACACGCTCTTGACAATTTTGTAAATGATGATCAATATCAAAAACAACTAAGTGAAGGTCTTTTAATTCCTTTTAATCAGGAAGAAGTAAAAGATTACTTAGAAGAAGAGAGTAACAGAATTAAAAAAGTAAGAGAGCAAATGAAAATTAGTGAAGATGCTGAATTGCAAGTAGCTCCTAATGGTCAATTTATTAGAGTTAGAGATAATAATCAAGTATTTAATATTAATTTAGAAGAATATATAATTAATGAATTAGATGACTATCTTTTAAATCTATAAAAAAAAAATAATAACCTTAGTAACTTTTTATAATTACTAAGGTTATTATTTATTGTCTAATAATTCTAATAAGCTAGAGATATAACGAATGGTATTACGTCTCACATTATTAATCTTCGTTTCAACTTCTTTATTATTAGTATATATAAATGATAATAATATATTAAAAGAAGTTTTTATTTTAAGTTTATTAAAATTATTAATAAGAAGTTTAATTTTTCTATTACTATTAAGAAATCCCCATAACTTATAATCATTAACTTTTTCTTGAAAATAAACATAATACTCATCAGGAATATCTTGAATTATGAATAGCGTTCCAAAATCATGCTCTATTCTATTTTCTTTATCAAAAACTAAATGATTTTCTATGAACCTGATAGAAGGTAAATAATTCAGTATTAAACAAGCCCAATGATAATCCTCAAAATAAACAACTATTTTTTCTAAAAACTCTTCATTTAAATTATTATAGAATAAAGAATTATTCATTTTAGTTAATAGGTATAATTTCTTATTAGTCTTAGATAGTTTTAAATCTAACAAAATTTTCTTTTCTTTTTTATTCATTATAATCAGTCCCTATTATATTCTATAATTAATTGTTGACTAATTTTAAACAATATTATAATGAAAGGTGGTGCTACATTAATGAAACTTAATCCAAGTCTAGTACTTAGACATATAAAAAGAAAACTAGGTACTGCTTATCATAAATTAGAAATAGATGACGACCAGATAATGGATATTGTATGGGAAGAAAGTCTATATACTTATTCTAGTTATTTTCCATATATAACTCAGATTAAATTAGGAGAAGATGACACAGTAAATGATCCTGAACTTAATGGAGTGTATGAAATAGATACTGATTTAGAAATTTTAGGAGTAAATAAAGTATTTAATCATCAATATGAAAGAAGTAGAGCACAGAGATATACATTAAATCCAGCAATGGAAGCTGCTGCAAATGATATGTTTTCTTCTTATGAAAATAAAGATACTTTTAGATTTATGCCTCCTAATAGGTTAGAAATATTCCCTAAAAATGTATTCATACCTGAAATGATGGCTGAAATTAAAGCTGTCCACCCTATCCACTTAATGACTATTCATCCGGGTATGAGGAATCATTTTTTAAAACTTGCTGAATTAGATGTAAAGGTAGATATATATCAAATGCGTACACAATATGAATCTATAAATACTTCCTTTGGAGAAATAAATTTAGATTTAGATAAATATTCTAATGCAGAATCCGAGAGAGAAGATTTAATACAAGAATTTGAAGAAAACTATATTAAAAATAGTAGAAGAAAGAGTGTATGGATAGAGTAAGAAACAATATAATAATTATTATACATTATTTCCCCCTTAGATTTAATGCATAATGATCACTCCTAATTAATTTTCCCACTACTTAATTGTAGTGGGTTTTATTTTTTACAAAAAAAAAAATAACCTTAATATCATTTTACTGATATTAAGGTAACTTTATTATAAGAATATTCCTTTCTTTCTTTTCTTACTATCAATATTCTTAACCAAGATATTTACTTTATATCCATTGTGTTGACACCTTTTCTTAATTCCTCTTACTATTTCTACTGATCCTTGTTTTCCATTCTTAGTATGATGCTCTTTATCATCTGATTTAAACCAGTATCTATCCTCATCTATTCTATAATATATTTCAAACTCATGTCTATCTACTTTGATATTGAATAGATTAAATACTTTCTTTTCTTGATAAACTTCTATCTTATATATAGTTTTCTTTAAATTCTTAATATATTGGTTCTCCATCGCTATTTAAGACACCTTCTTTCAATTTATTATGAGTGAAAGTAGGAGTCTCGGCTTTATCATCAAAGAAGAATCCTTCAGTTTCAAGGAAAGGAGTAAAAGTACCTGACATTCCTGGGTCACTATTAGAACTAGCATTTAATCCTATCTTTCCAATATAAGTTGGATGAATTCCTCTATACTTTGTTGCTACGTTTCTTCCTCCTTCACCATAACTTTGCTTACCTCTTTTACTAAATCTAAGTGCAGAACTGAATAAATCAATAGCATTTACTGTATTAGAATATCTAAGTAATTCATTATTAATAGTATTACTTAAAATATATCCTGGAGAAATATTCACTACTGATTTAAGGTTACTAAACTTAACTATCTTTCTATTCATTATCCAATAAGTTTTAGTGCTAAAGTATCTTAATAATGGATATAATAGATATTCATAAACTCTAAGTCTTTTGTTAGATAGATGCATATTATCTCTCTTAGATAATATATCATAATTTTTAATAATCCATCTCATAATAGAGTACATATCTTCTTTATCTTCTTTAGGTAATCTTAATAAGTTTTTAGTACTACCATCTAATACTCTTCTAAATGATATTAAAATTCCTTTACCTTTATCTAATTGAGCTGTATTATTTTTAGTAACTCTCGCACCTAATTTCTTAGTCCAATATTCTAAATCTTGAAGATCTTCAGCTCCATTTCTAATATTAGTTAATTCAATTATCATAGCTACAAAACTAATAGTAAGTTTAGATATTAAATCTTCATGAATTTTTATTTTTATCTTATTATTGATCTTGAAATACTTATAATCATCTTTGTGAGGAGCTTCTACATCAATAATATTAAATCTGTCATTTTCAGTTAATCCAAAGTAATCAATAGTTCCTTGAATTCCTTTATCAGCAAAAAAGTATTGGAAAGCATTAATTTTCTTACTAAATAGATTAATCTTAAATATAAATCCTTCATATTCTTTTTCTTCATCCATATCTTTAACTACAGTTTCTTTTCTCTTTACAGAAGAAGGCATTAATAGAGTCTTTAACTTAACAGCATCCTTAGTTACATAGGTAGCTGCATCAATAATTTGATGGATAGGATAGTATCTATTATTTCCTATTATAAAATAAAAGTCATTAATAAGCTTAGGGAAAAGTAATTTCTTTTTAATTACTTCTTTCTTATCCTTTTTACTTACTTCAAATGTTAAATAGATAACATCAAGTCTACTTTCATCAATGTCTACCCAGTACCCCGAACTCTCTCTTCCCCTAGGTTTTATTTCTGATTCATCGCTATTAAGTGAAGCACCAAGAAATTTAATACCATCTAAGACTTCTAATGCTTTACAAATATGTTTAATATAATCTAAAACATCATCATTCCGTTTGATATAGATGAAGTCTTCATTAAATTTCTCTGGATTATTATAGTTTTTAATAAATTTTCGCATTGAGTATAAACCTCCTATAGTTTTTTATCAATATAATAATATATTTTTGTTTTTTCCCTTGATAAAACTAAATTAACTAACAATAATATAATAAAAACACAAAATTACAAACTCATATAAGGGGGAAAATAAAATGATTTCAACAAAAGATTTAATTAACAAGGTTGCTGGGGAGCAAGATTGCACTAAGAAGCACGCTAGAGAAATGGTAAAAGCTATTGTAGGTGCTACTACTGATCTATTAGTAGATAATGGTGAAATTCGTATCCAAAACTTAGGTACACTTCGTACTAAAGAAGTTGGAGCACGTGAAGGTCGCAATCCTCAGACTGGTGAAAAGATTATGATTGAAGCAAACACACAAGTTTATTTACGTGCTAGTAAAGCACTTAAAGAAGCTGTAAACTAAATATAAAATTTTCACAGTGACAAAAATGATTAAGCTAGAACAAAATTATAAGAGTATAACCTATATCAGGTTATGCTCTTATTTTATTTATTCTGAGAAAAATCATAAATTCCTGCTAAAAAATAAGAAAAAGAAATAATAGAGTTATATAATATTTTCTTATATAACTCTATTTTAATTAATTTTATGATACTTTTTCTCCTATTTCTATTTTATATCCATCTACTTCGTCTATTTCAGTAGCATAACAGCCAAAATGGTATTCTCCTTCATCTATCATCTGTTTACTCCAATATTCTTCTAATTCATCAGAATCTTTAGAAGATACTACCATTTTATAAACTGTATCATGAGTTTTTAGAAATCTTATTCTGTATAATTTTAACTCTTTTCCCAATATTAATCCGCTCCTTATTTAATTTATGATACTTTTTCTTTATTATCTTCATAAATATCATAGACAATATTTTTATTTTCGATATAGCTTTCATCATCTACAGGAACTTCATGCTCTTTTAATAATATTAAATTAATAGGATAAGCATCAAATTCTTTATTATGAGAAATAATAAATAGTTGATTTACATTTAACTTTTCTATCTGCTTCTCCATCATAGTTAAGAAACTTCTTCTATTAATACCAGAAAGAGTTCCATCAACCTCATCTAACTGAAGTATATTATATTCATCTATACCTTGTTCGATAAGAGCAAATGAAAGACTTACGGATGATAATGCTTCTTCACCCTGACTAGTTTCTGATATATCATCCACCATAGTTCCATCATCTTTATGAACTCTGATATAGAAATTCTTATCATCAATATCAAAGCTAATTCTAAATTTACCTTTATGAGAGATATCAAGTAAATCATTAGCAATCTTAGAAGTTTCTTTAAGATATCCATCAATAAAGAATAGAGGTATTCCTCTAATAGGATCTAATGCTTCTTTAACTATTTCTGCAGTATGATAATCTTCCTTAACTTTTTCTTTTCTCTCTTTAAAATCTTCTAACTTATTAATATCAGTGTTAACTTCATCCAGTTCTTCTTTTAAAGGATTTATTTTATCTTCTTTTTCTTTAAGAGAGTCTTCTTTAGATTCTATAGTCTTTTGGATTTCAGTTATTTTTTCAATCTTATCTTCATATTCTTCATATTTATCTTTAGTTTCTGACATAATCTTTTTATTCTTATTCTTTTCTTCTAAGAATTCTTTTACATTATTATATATAGAAAGCTTATCTTTAAGTTTCTTAACAGCTTTCTTATAATCAGAGAACTTTTCTTTGACTTCTTCATATTCATCTTCTTTTTTCTCTTTGTTATCTATTATTTTATCTAGGTCTTCATTAAGATCATTAATTATTTCATCCTGCTTTTCCATCATTTCAATCTTTTCATCTATAGTATCAATCTTAGTTACTAAATCATTAACATCTTTTTTAACCTGAACATACTCTACCATGTCTTCTATATTAAAAATCATATTAAGTCTCTTATTAGGAGCATCTATTAATTTAGAGAATTTTTCAAAAGTATTAAGATAATTATTAAGACCAACTTTCATAAATACTTCCATATGATCTTTTATCTTATCATAGTGTTTATTTAATGAATTATAAATAGAGAGGATTTCAGAATAAGTTTCTTCTTCTTTAGTAGCGTTTTCCATAGCCTTTTCTTCTTCACTTATTTTATTATCTTTTTCCTCTAGTCTTTTATCAACGTCTTTATATCTTAAAGCATTTCTAATAAAAGGACAACCATCAATGTCACAATCTTCAGGTCTCTTCTTTAGTATTTTCTTTTGTTTCATATGCTCTTCTAATATATCTCTTTCAGAATTAAGACTATTAATATTATCTTCTATTCTTCCAGTAGTTCTTTTAGCAACTTTTAACTTACTTTCTAATATTTCATCATCAAAATTATTATTATCTATTAATTCAAATATCTTATTAATAAACTCATCATTTTTTTCTCTCTTTACTTTTCTAACAGTTTCTTCAGCGTTTTCTAACACATTTTTAATTTCAAACAACTTAGAGTTATCTATTCCAGACGGTACTTTTATTTCAAAATTATCAAGAGTTTCTTGCTTATTTTCTAATTGATTTTCTTTTCTTTTCTTCATTTCTTTTAAATCATCTAAAGAATTATCAGACTCTAGATTGGAAATTCTGTCTTTCTTTTCTTTAATATCATTCTTTAATTCTTGAATTTCTTTTTTAAGTCTTTTTCCTTCATTACTCTTACTCTCTAATTTTTCTTTCATACTAGCTAATGATTCTTTACTAGAATTAATAGAATTATCAATAGTTTCTAGATCCATATCCATTATAGAAGGAAACTTAGTTACATACTGATTGTAACTTTCATCTGCTTTTTTATATTCTTTCTTAGCAGTTTCATACTCTTCTTTTAAAGGATTTCCATTATTAATTAGATCTTCTGACTTATCTATCTCTTCAATTTTACCTTTATTCTTATTGATCTCGCTATTAATTTCGTCAATTGATTCTTGAAGTACTTCTATTCTACCTTCAAGAGATTCTTTTCTAATTAATAGATTTTCTTTATCATCTAATTTATCTATCTGATCTGCAATGAACTTTATTTCATTCTTAAGATCATCATAGTTTTCCTTAGCATTTTTAAATGCTTCTAAGAAATCATCAATATTAGGTATAAACTTATTGATATATCTTTTTCTTTCAGCAGTAGGCATATCTATAAAATTAGTAACATTATTACCTATTCTACCAATCTTAAAGTAATCTTCTTCTACGCCTAACTCTTTTTTAACTATATCTTTAAATTCCCCTCTTAAACCTTTAGGATTTAACTCTTCACCATTTTTCTGAATGTAAGATTTATTACCATTATCCTTATAATAATGCTGAATTACATACTTATCAGCATCTTTCATTATGTGAATTTCTTTGTACCCTTCTTCACCTTCTAATACTAAATTTTTTCTACTGTCATGTGTATCTAAAAAAGGTGTTAAGAATGACAATAAAGTAGTCTTACCAGAACCATTATTTCCTTGTAGTAAATAAATAGGACTATCTAGAGTATCAGGATCAGGGAACTCTAAACTAAATTTTTTCTTTTTCATTCCTGACCATATCCCTATCATGTTTTCAAGCTCTATATACGATATCCAAATTTTAGACATTTAATTAAATCACCCCATAATTTATTTTATATTAGGTTGTTATTAACTATTTTTTAATTTAAATTATTGATAGTCATACTTATTTTCTAATATATCTAATAATTTATAATATTTCTTATTAGTAGTTCTTTTCCTATGAAAGAGATATATATTTTTAGAGATAGTATTAGCAAAAATAGTAACATCATCTATAGTAAATGGAAGAAATGGTTCATCTTCACTATTAATATAAATTCCAACCTCTTTAAATTCAACTAATTCAAAATCAGTTAATAAATAATATTTATCAAATCTATTAATATTTCTTTTAAATATTTTCTTTATAGGTTTCCTTAGATAATTATAATTATTGTGATCTGTAATATCAATCATTATTATTCCTCCTTTATAATGTGTTCCAATACATAATTATAAAAATAATCATTAGTATATCAGCTAATGCTTGAATGTACATATTAGGTGGAAACTCAATTATAAAATCCTCTTGAGCTTTTTCTATAAAATCTACAGTGTTTTTTACATTCTTAAATGAATAATACATATTATAGATGGTAAATAAGAAAATAATTACCGACATAATTACCATTTATAGATCTTCCTTTCTTAGTTTAAGTTCCATTTTTATTTTCTTAAAAATTTTATTATCAATTTTATCTTTTAGAATTATAAATCCTAAGCAATTAGTTCTTATTATTTTAGGAGTTAATATAATACTATTTTTATTAGTATAAGACTGATACATTTCTAGATAGCTATTAAAAGAATTAGTAAGTTCTACTCCACCTATTTTATAGCTATAAGAAACTTTCTCTTTTCCTTTAACATCCATGAAATCATTGTAATTTTCAATTAATTTAAACCGTTCATTATAAACTTCTCCACTTAATTTATCAACTTGATTGGATTTTTCTTTATTTAATTTTAGAATATGTTTTATATATGGATTATCCTTTATATCAATCCATTCCTCTAAATTTATATCATATCTTTTAATTTTTTGTAGGTCTAAATCTTCATAAGTAGTCATAATTATTTTTCCTACATATTTAATTTCAATCAACTCCTCTAGATAATTTAAGCTCCATTACTATCTTACTAAAGTCTTTATTATCTAAGTATTCTTTAGATAACTGAAATGATTTTCCTCCTCTTCCAAATTCTTTACTTATATAATAATTACCTTCACTTTCAACAAAATGAAATGGTTGCCATTTTTCTTCTAATTTATATTCTATTTTATATTCACCTTTAATATTAAACATTAAAGAAGCAAAATCAAATAAGTTTTCTTCTCTATTATACCTTTCTTTAAAATCTTCATATGTTTCAAATATATAAAGGTCTTCATATTGTTCTCTTTCTTGTCCATATAATATTTTCATATTACCATTCAACCTTTTTAGTAATTTTAGATTTCTTGGGTTTTAGTTTTAATTCCATAAGTATTCTTTTAAGTATTTTAGGATCATCAATATCTAATATACCTGCATAATAACTATTTCCAAAAATAATAAATGTATATCCATTTAGCTTAAAAGTATTTTCTTCTACAAACCTAAATTTCATAAATTTTTTAAAACTATCATACTCTTCTATAATTTCAAATCTTACATCACTAATAACTCCACTACTTGCTATTGAAAGTATACCATATATTTTATTTATTTTTATATCATATTTATTACTAACTTTTCCTATACTCAGGTTCTTCATCATATTCATCCTCCCAGGGAATTCTTTTAGGTTTAAATTTAATATCAATCTCCATCTTTAACTTTTTCCATTCTATCTCTGAAAGATCTTCTTTCATTATTATAAAAATTTTATTGTACCACCTATTATAAAAAATAAAACAATTTTCATTATATATTATATTTAAATAATTTTTAATATATTTATTTACAGGATTAGGATCTTCTCTTGAATTTTCTATAACTATACTATTTGCATAATTATCTACATATATTTGATTATCTTTAGTAATATTAATTAACTTTCTAAAAGTATTTAAATCTTTAATAAACACTGTCTTATTATTTCTAAAATCTTTTACATAACTATTTATAATCATTTTATACATATATATGCTATTATAAACAATTGTTATATTAATATCATCATTCAAAATCAATCACCACAAATCTTTAATTCTATCATTACTTACATGGTTGTATGACTTATTAGCTTTTAATTTTATTTCTAATAATATCTTTTTAAAGTCTTTATTATCTTTCTTAATAAAAATTACTTCATGTAAAAATGGATTAGTAAATGTATAAATATTATCATATTTATTAAATCTCATATAATATTTATCATATAATAAATTTTTATCTTTATGACTAAAATAATATTTAAAATCATTATAATTTTCTATTTTAAAAAATTTAATATTATTTGTATTAATATTATAAAAATTAATATTTTTAGTTATATCTTTATAATTATTAGAATAATTATTTTTAAATTTTTCTAATTTTACTTCTCTCATCCCCCTACCCCCTACTTTAATATTTTATTAAACTAATTTTTTTCTTTTAATTTTTCCTGTAACGAATATTTTTTAGCAAACTTGAGTATTTCATTATAGAATTTACTAACAGCTTGATATTTGTCTATTATATATACTACTTGCATAGAACTTTTATAAATGAGAATTTTGTTATTTATAATATCTATCTTTAATTTTCTTTTACTATCTTCACCATATATGAAAGTTCTAACTACTTTTATATTATCTTCATCAATCTTTAATTCTTTCTCTAATTGTTCTTTATTATTTAGAAAGAGTGGATAATAATATTGGTCTTCAGTATCCATATCAGTTAATCTTCCTCTACTTATTAATTTATCTATTTCTTTCACTATATTTAACCCTCCTTAATTATTTTAATTTTATATTGAATTCAAAATTCCTCTTTTTATTTTTCTCATTATAATAATATATATTTAAAAACAAAAATAATAATTGATTAACAAACTAATAGCTTAGAATAAAGGAGGTCGATTAAAATAAAAGAAAAACTTTATTACTATAAAGCAAAAGTAGAAAGAGTAGTTGATGGAGACACTATTGATGTTCTGATTGATTTAGGATTTAGTAATTTCAAGAAACAAAGACTAAGATTAGATAATGTAGATGCTCCTGAAAGTAGAACTAGTTATAAGTTAGAAGATTTAGCAGGAGAACTAGTTGGAGAATATCTAAAAGATTTAATAGAAGGAAAATGGATGTACATCCTAACAGATAAGTTGGAATCAGGAACGTTTAATAGATATCTAGTTGACTTATTCTTCATAGAAGATAATCAATCCTTGACAGAATTACTAAAAGAAAAGAAATATATCAAAAAATACAGACATAATGGCTGGACTAAAGATGAACTAAAATATATAATAGAAGACCTAACAAAAGAATAATAATTGTATATTTGCAAATATATAAATTGAAAGGTAGGTATAAAATGGAAGAAATTAAAACTACTTATAAAGGAAACCAAGTTCTTAGGGAAATGAAAGAAAATATTGATGAGAGTGAATTAAGTGAAAAATCAGCTATTATCTTAGCTAAGGAGAATGATGATCCACTTTACTCTAAATTAGAAATGCATAATGAAGAAAGATTAAGATTAGAGCAGAGGATCATAGAAAAATATAAGTCTCATCCAGAAAATGAGAAGAGAGTTAATATGATCAAATCAGAGAAATAAACTAATATAATGATAGAAAGCTTTTAATTAAGCTTTCTATTTTTTATATCTTTTTATTTAAGCATATATTATTATAGTGAATAAACAAAGGGGTGTAATTCATATGGAAATTCTATTAGCAATAATTACAACTAATAATTATTATACTGGTGGAATTCAGAGAACTACTGAAAGAGAAGAAGAATGGTTATTAATTAAAGGTGAGTATAGAGGAAAAGAAAAGTTATTTATTAGAAAGGAAACTAAATATCATAACATTCCTTTTGAATTAGATAAAGATTTAATAGATAACCTTATTAAATTATTTGAAGAAGAAAGAAGTCTTAGAAATTTTAGTATTATTGAAATTTATCATACTGATGGAATAGGAGATTATCCTAGAGGAGACATGACTTACAACTTATTATATTAAAGGAGGTATAATGAATAAATGTTTAATATAAAAAACCAGGTTTATCAGGGAAAACATTTAAAGTAGTAAAAGATTTTACAATTAATGCATTAGTTGATATACCAGTAAATCATATGAGAGAATATTATCCAGAACCTACAACTTTCAATAAAGATACTAAACTGTATATAACAGATATTACAATTATTTTTGAAAGACAGTATGAAAAATTAAAACATTTATATGAATTTTCATGTTTAGTAGGAGATACTATAGAAGCCAAAATGGTTAGTTTTAAAATAAGTAAATTAAAAAATTTTTTAAATGTAGTAGAGGAGGAATAATAATGATTAAATTTGGTGATATTAATCTAATCAAAGAGATTAAGAAACAGGAAAAATTAAAGAAAAGCAAAGACTGGAAGGTATCTATAAGAATTACTGGAGAAGATGATATTATAGTAAAAGGAATAGAGGATAAAAAAGAAGCTATGGATAAAGCTTATGACCAAGGTTTTGATGAATTAATATCCACTTCTGAAGTGGAGATAACAGACGCTAGAAAAATAATAATCGAAAAACCTGAAAATAAAAATAGGGGTCAGATGAAATTATTTAAATGATTAAAATATAGCAAACAATTTCCTAACTATTTACTAAGAGGAGTGATGTATATTGAATCAATTTTTAAAGGAATACTATCAAGATATGATGAAGAACTTAAAGACTTTATATCCTGATAAGAGTGAGAAAGAATTAAAAGATTATATTAATAAGGCAACTAATAAAAAACAGACTAAAGATCCAACTATAGACTATGTAAATAACTATGTAAATACTAAAAAAGAAACTACGCTATTCACTATGATAGACAGTATATTGAAAAATGAACCTATTATTAGTGGATATGGAACATTATTTCAGACTCATGAAGACGGAATTAATCTTATAGCAGAGATGTTAAATTTTCTATTATCTGAAAGAAATGTTGAAAAAGAAAAATTATTTGAATCAATACAAGAAAATGATGAATTAGGTATAGAACTCCATGATAGAGCACAGAAGACACTAAAGTTGCTCGCTTAGTTATATAGGCACTCATACTAGTGATAGTATGTTTAAACTTCCTTAATTGCTGAAAGTCTTTAGTATGATTATCAGCATCTAATCTTATTATAAATTAATAAGAAAGTTCAACGACTATTAGAATGTAAGTACATTCTTAAAAGGAAGGATCTTATTATTAAGATTTTGATATAGTCTAATCTATAAGGAAACTTATAGTAATTATAAATTTAACGAATTTATATAAATATAAATGAACTCATTTTACGGTGTAACTTCTGAACAAAACTCTATCTTCTTTAATGAATACCTAGGAGCTTCTATTACTTTTACTGGAGTAACTATCATTACAGTTTCAATTATGGCTTTTGAAAATTTCTTAACTGATAATGTTCCATATAAAAATTTAGATCAAATTATAAAGTATATTACTAATATTATTAATGAAGATTATAAGTATGATTATGATGAATTATTTGATGTTGAGTTTGATATTGATAGTGAGTTAATGTTAGAAAGAATATTAGATAAAACTCACGAGGATTATGCAGTGAGTGATGAAGATATAGAAGTTATAAAGAAACTATTAGATAATCTTTCTTATAATCAATTAATAAAAATCTATTTTAAGAATAACTTTTTAGATATGATAGATATGTCTCATGTTTTAAGCGACTTATTAAATGACGTAGGAATTAGAGAAGATTTTAATGATCCTAATGAGCCACCTGAAGATATAGTAGAACCTATGGATAAGATGTGGGATATACTTAAAGATTGGGTATTCTATGACCATATTCCAATTGATAGATATGAAAGAGCTATGGAAGATATGCGTGAAGCGGTATTAACAGTAGATACAGATTCAAACTTTATTAATTTATATAATTGGTATCAATATCTTTCTGACGAATTTAATTTCATAAATCCTTCAGTTGAAGAAAAAGTAGGTGGAATTAATATACTAATTTATATTCTCTCATATTTGATACAGGATGCTTTAGATAGAATGACAGGGAATATGAATGTTCCTAGAGATAAACAGCATATAATAAATATGAAAAATGAGTAGTTAAATATTGCTCTTTTAGTTAGGTAACTAACTATCAAAATCCCTTTAATTGCTGGAACATCCTAAAGCTATAAGAGCTACAACATAATCTGCAAAGATAAATGTGAATGCTTAAAAATACTTATAGATATTATAATGGACAATCAGCAGCTAAGGTTCTTAATAAGAATAAAGTTCAACGACTATCTCGAAAGAGAGTACACTATTAAGTGGAAACAGGGGAAATCCTTAAAATAGGATTAAGATATAGTCTTGACTGCATAGAAATATGTAGAAGTTCATAAGAGAACTGTTAGTATTGATTTCTAATGAAAATACGATTTATATGACACACTTATGCTAACTAGGAATAAAAAACAGTACAGTGGAAATCTCATAAGTCGTGAGGGTAACATTCTTCATGAGCCAGAGACAGATCTAAAAGGATTAGCAATTAAAAAATCATCTACTAATGCTTATACTAGAGAATACTTCACAGAACTTTTAGAAGACGAAATACTTAATGCTGATGAGATAGATCTTTCTTCTATATTAAGTAAATATAAAGAGTTTGAAGATATAGTTAGAGAAAGTTTAAATAAAGGTGAGGTTACTTTCTCAATACCCCAAAAGTTAAATGAAAAATCAGCTTATAAGTTTCCTTTTAGAATGATGCAGTATAGAGGAGCTTTATTATGGAATCATCTATATCCAGAAAAATATATTGATGCTCCTACTAAAGTTAATACACTAAAGTTAACTGCTGAAAAAGAAGAAGACTTAGATATCTTAAAAGAAAATAACTATGAAATATATGAAAAAGTTAGAGATTTTATTTTTGATGATGAAGATTTAGCTCACTATGGTTTCACCACTATAACTATGCCTAAAGATATTACTAAAGTTCCAGAATGGATTATTCCATTTATTGATGTGGAAACATTAGTAGGAGATAATATTAGAAATGCTATCATCCTATTAGAATCATTAGGATTTCAAACATTAACTGTCTTAAGTAGAGATTATTACAGCAATATAGTGAATTTTTAATTAAAAAAATCTATTAAACAAAATAGTAAGTTACAGAAATACAGTTAATTCATTTTTCATTTTCTCATATTTAACCTTCCTATTTAAATATAAATAAATGTTCATCTCAGCTGTATTTCTGTTTCTATATAACTTGCGGAGGTCAAAGCAATACTAGTTAATGTGATAACACAGACGTATTCTGTGGGAAAGAGTAACCAATCTCTTACCTCCGCCCCAAAAATATTAAGGAGTGATTTATTAAAATGGCAACTTATTTAACAAAGAAAAGATATTATAATAATGATTGTGGACAGTTACAACTTGGTTCTTTCACAGATGACGAGACAAAGGAATTTTCTTTATTTCTTAGTATCGTTCCTGTAAAAGAAGAGTATAAAGGACAGAACCCTAGTAAAGGTGTTCAGATGTATAATTATAAAGGAACAGTATTCTTTTCAATTGATAATGAAGATAATATCAAGTTATTAAAAGCATTTGAATTACTAAAGAAAGATATGATGTTTGAATATGTAATTGAGCATAATGATAAGAAATTAATCATTGGTTATGACGGAGATAATAAATATATTGTAAATAAAGATAAGAAGAAAACAGCTAAATACGTCTTTATGGTAAATGATGAAATTGATTTAAAAGATGATGATAGAACTCTATTAATTGAAACTGATTTGGAAGAAGCTTATCGTTATTTCAAGCATAATGATGCTCTTCTATATAGACAGAATCAATTAATTAATCCTAATAGTAATGGAAATTCATCTAAGAAGAGATCTAACTCTAATGGTGGATCTTCTAACAATAGTAGTAATAGATCTGTGATTAAAAATATTGATGATGATGAAATTGATACTTTCTTTAATGATTAATTAAATATAAAGAGAATGCTGTTTATTACAGTATTCTCTTCTCTATATTATAAAAATAAATAAAAGGGTGATAAAATGATAGAAGGAATTTCTAAATCAATGGTTCAAGATAAGAATTATACTCTAGTTTCAGATATGGATGAAGTAATAGTCAATATATCTCCTTATTGGTATAATTTATTATTACAAAATAAAAAACATTTTGATAAGTATTTAAATCTTAATAAAGCAAAAACAGTAAAAGAAGTTATGCAGAGAGATAAGTATTATTTAAATAGATGGCTAACTAAAGAAAATTATGATGATATACCTGCAGAATTAATGGGTAGATATTTAGGTTTATATTTACAGAAGAATTTTTATGCAAACTGTGTACTTACTTCTTATGGTAAAGGGTTAAGATCTTTAAGTCATAAATCATGGTTAGATAAAATCTATATAATAACTCACACAATTAATGGATATGATGATAGAAAGATTGATTTTCTAAGAAATAATAATTTTAATATGAGTAAAATAGAAGTAATAATGACTGATGGAGACGTTCCTAAATCAGAAACTATTAATAAGCATAATATAGATTATAATACTTTTGTAGATGATAGACCTTCTGTATTAAAAGACGTAATTGAAAATACTGATTCAGATGGTAAAGAATTCTTATTTCCATTTTTAGGTTACAATACAGAGAGCGAGATTATAGAAGAACTGAGTAAATCTTATAAATATGATCTTCAAGGTTATAAAAAGATACTTTAAAAATTAAGTAACCTATCTATGATTATTATAGATAGGTTATTTTTTTTTTTATTTAACAAATATATAGATCATTACTTCATGAAAGGAAGTGAATATTTTTGAAAGCAGATATATTTGATATTGAAAAATTTATAGAAATAAATGATTGCCCACAAGTGACTAACCCTGTAATGTTTGACCAGGGAAGTCAACCAACGCCAGATGGTTTATTTTCTTATGAGTTATTTGGAACACCATCTAGTTATGATAGAAAAACAATATTTGGTTATATAGACTTGAATAATAAATTCCTACATCCAGTTGTCTATCGTGCCGTAACCAGTATGAATAGAAAGATAAAAGACTTAATAGCTGGAAAAAAGATGTTTAAGGTAGAAGATGGAGAACTGGTAGAAGCTGAAGAGGGTGAACCTCAATCAGGAACTGGTATTAAGTTTTTATATACTAAATGGTACAGTTTGAATTTTGAAAAGAGTGAAAGTGCAAAGAGAAACGCTAAGATAGAAATGATA